ATTCATTTGTATTCACAGCTGTAGATTCTGATAATATTACTCACATCATTACTGACGATGGCAATGGTAATTTATATGCTAATGGAACTTATGCCGGTAATATAATTTATTCCCATGGTATAGCTACTTTTACATATTTAACTGATAATCAACCTCCTTCTCCTGAAGGATATGGAACTTCATCTTATGGATCTAGTGTTTATGGAGGTGGATTAAGTTTAGCTGATTTTTTATCATTAAATGCAACTTGTTCATTTTCAAGTTCATTAACAATTTATGAAACTCAGTATAAAGCTACTATTAAAGAAAATGAATTTAACTTTTCTCAAAACCCTAGTATAATATCATCTTCATTAGACGGTACTATATACAATTTTGCAACTAGTTCTTATTTTGCTCCTTATGTTACAACCGTAGGTTTATATGATGATGCCCAAAATTTATTAGCTGTAGGAAAATTATCACAACCACTTCCTACCTCAAGAACAACAGATACTACTATATTTATAAACATAGATAGATAAATATATCATGGCGAAAGGAACCAATAGATTACAAGATATTTTTAGTGCGGGTAGTGACCAAATAGATCAAGGTTATACTATTAACGCATGGCATGTTTCCCAATCTGTAGAAGCCTTTACAGGCGAAGCTAGCTATGATATTGAAATTAGTGGTAGTTTAACTATAAGTGGATCTATCTATAATGAAAATATTCAAGATGCTCCTGATCCTGCTACAGGATATAATATAATAGTTCGTAGTAATTCTACAGGAGAATTAAGAGCATGGGGAGCAGCTACATCATTTACATCAGGTACGTCTGGAACTTCAGGATCATCAGGTTCATCGGGTTCTTCAGGTACTTCTGGTTCTTCAGGTACTTCTGGTTCTTCAGGTTCAAGTGGCTCATCAGGTAGTTCTGGTTCAAGTGGTTCATCAGGTACTTCAGGTATTAATGGTACTTCAGGTACTTCTGGTTCAAGTGGTTCAAGTGGTTCAAGTGGTTCATCCGGATCATCAGGTACATCAGGTCTTTCAGGTATAAATGGTACTTCAGGTTCATCAGGAACTAGTGGTTCTTCAGGTTCATCTGGTACTTCTGGTTCAAGTGGCTCATCAGGTTCTTCTGGTTCAAGCGGTTCAAGTGGTTCAAGCGGTTCATCAGGCTCATCAGGCACTTCAGGTTTAAGTGGTATTAACGGTACTTCAGGAACTTCAGGTGCTACAGGTGGTCCAGGCCCACAAGGCTCTCCAGGAACTTCTGGTACATCAGGTACATCAGGCCTTTCAGGTATTAATGGTACTTCAGGCACTTCAGGTGCTGCAGGTGGTCCAGGCCCACAAGGCTCTCCAGGAACTTCTGGTACATCAGGTACCTCAGGCCTTTCAGGTATTAATGGTACTTCAGGCACTTCAGGATCTTCGGGTTCATCTGGTTCATCTGGTACTTCTGGTTCATCTGGTTCATCTGGTTCGAGTGGAACATCAGGAAGTTCAGGTTCATCAGGCTCATCAGGTACTTCAGGTTTATCAGGCATTAATGGAACCTCAGGTACTTCAGGCTCATCAGGTTCATCAGGTTCATCAGGCTCATCAGGTTCATCAGGCTCATCAGGTTCATCAGGCTCGAGTGGAACATCAGGTAGTTCAGGTTCATCCGGTACTTCAGGTCTTTCAGGTATAAATGGTACTTCAGGAACTTCAGGTGCAACAGGAGGGCCAGGTCCACAAGGTCCCCCAGGGACTTCTGGTACTTCTGGTACTTCAGGTCTTTCAGGTATAAATGGTACTTCAGGAACTTCAGGTGTATCTTTCTTTGGTACAACTTCTGGTACTTCTGGTACTTCAGGTCTTTCAGGTATTAATGGCACTTCAGGTACTTCAGGTTCATCTGGTTCAAGTGGTACATCATTTTCAGGAAACGTTATTTTAAGTGAAGGTGATAATATCCCTGCTGATAGTGAATCTGGTGATATAAACAATTACAACTTAGGGTCTGAATCTTTATTTAAGCTTACTGGAGATGGAGGTATTGATATAAACGGATTTGCAAATGGTGCTTCAGGACGTCTTATTGTTATAGCTAATACTACAAGTGCTAACGTAACATTCTCCCAAGAAGATACAGCATCCTCAGCTTCAAACCGATTTGTATTAGGAGTAGCTAATAAAACTATTGGTATAAACCAAACAGCAACTTTTGTATATCTTACAGGACTAACAATTGGAGCTGCTACTAACCAGTCTAGATGGGTATTAACATCTACAACATAATAACCAAACACTAAAATATGTGGTATTATAAAGGCGAAGAAATAACTTCGATTGAGGATTTACCTCCTCAAACCTTTGGTTTTGTTTATAGAGTTATTCATAAACCTTCAGAAAAAATTTATATAGGAAAAAAAGTCCTACAATTTACTCGTAAAGCTAAATTAACTAAAAAAGATTTGGCTATTTACGAAGGTGAAAAAGGACGTAGACCAACCTACAAACAAGTCATTTCAGAATCGGATTGGAAAACCTACTATGGTTCCCATAAAGAAATTATGGCGCTAATTAAAGAAGGTAAACAATCAGATTTTAGACGTGAAATTTTAACGTGTGTTCCAAATAAAAAGTTATTAACTTACGAGGAAACAAAAGCATTATTCATTTATGAGGTATTACAAAAACCAAATGAATATTTTAACGACAACATTTTAGGCAAGTTCTTTAGAAAAGACTTTGAGTTGTAAGATTAGTTTCGTACATTTACCAATATGGTAAACCATCTATTAGTTAATATTGTAAATTCGGTTTTGGGGGTAGGGAAACCTACTGCTCGTGGTAATCAAGCATACCACTGCCCATTTTGCCATCATACTAAACCAAAACTCGAAATTAATTTTGATGACGCTGTCAAGGGTAATCCTTGGCACTGTTGGGTTTGTGGTAAAAAAGGAACTAATTTAGCCATTTTATTCAAGCAAGCTAAAGCCCCAGAAGACAAGATTACTGAGATTAGAAAACATATCTCAAACGACAATTATACAGATCGTGTTCAAAAAATTGAAGCGATTGATTTACCTAAGGAATTCAAATCGCTACTTGAACTTACAAAATCCGATATCAAAGGTAGACAAGCACTATCTTACCTAAAGCGTAGAGGTGTAACTAAATCGGATATACTGCGCTACAATATTGGTTATTGCGATGGCGGTGTTTACGATTATATGATTGTTATACCGTCGTATTCCCACGAAGGAACGCTAAATTATTTCGTTGCTCGTAATTTTAACCCACACTCCCCAGTAAAATATAAAAACCCACCAATGAGTAAGGATATGGTGCCATTTGAATTGTTTATCAATTGGTCTTCTCCTTTAGTATTGTGTGAGGGTATGTTTGATGCTTTAGCTATCAAACGAAATGCTATTCCACTTTTAGGAAAGCATATTCAAAGAGAATTAATGAAGAAAATTGTTACTTCACAAGTAGAAAAAATATATATAGCTTTAGATAAGGACGCTCAAAAAGATGCCGTTAAGTTTTGTGAACAGTTAATGAATGAAGGTAAAGAAGTATATTTAGTTGATTTAGAAGAAAAAGACCCAAGTGAAATGGGATTCAAAGCTATTACTACCTTAATTCAAAATACACATCCATTATCTCAATACGATTTAATGGCTAAAAAATTACAATTAGTATGAGTAAGAGAAATATTAAACATTCTTACAACCGTATCTTAGAGATCTCGGAGGATGCAAAGCAAATTACTATGCCAGATTCACGTTATTACAGACGTAATGGTAAATACTATCCTTCAATCACATATGTTTTACAATACTATCCAAAAGGTAAATTCTTTGAAGACTGGCTTAAAAAAGTAGGTTATTCATCTGAACACATTGTTAAAAAAGCAGGTGAAGAAGGTACTCAAGTACATGAAATGATTGAAGACTATCTTAACGGTAAAGAATTAAACTTTTTAAACTCGCTCGGAAACCCATCATACAACCCAGATGTATGGCAAATGTTCCTTCGTTTCGTTGATTTTTGGGAGACTTATGATCCTAAATTGATCGAAACGGAG